CAAACTGCGCAATGGGTTCTGGAGGGAGGCGAAGGAGGAAGCGATCGAGAAGGCGAGCGCCGAGATCGTGAGTCTTCCGATCCGGATCGACGACCGGAAGTCGCTCAACGGACAGGACATTCTTCTTGGGGCCCGGCGTGCGGTGCGGCAGTTCAACATTGGCCTCGTGGTTGTGGATTACATCCAGAAATTGGGGGCGGCCAAACCGCGGAACTCCCGGCACGAGGAGCTTTCGGAAGCGTCGGGATACCTGGCTCGCACGGCCAAGGAATTGAACATTCCGGTCGTCGTCGCGGCGCAGCTCAACCGGGACAGCGACAAGGACCGCCCGGGGAAGCAACCGCTCCTGGCGGACATCAAGGACTGCGGATCGATCGAGCAGGATGCCGACGTCGTCGGTCTCTTGTGGGAACCCAAGATCAGTGATGAGGACCATCTACAGATGGCCTGGCTCCCGCATCACGAGCCTGATGATCCCAAGGAGGACAGCGCCTGGTTTGCGATTGGCCGCCAGAAGGGATGGCGCGACGAGTTCCGCAGGATCAACCTGGCTCTCGCCAAGAACCGCAACGGTCCCACCGGCGATTGTCAACTGGTCATGCAGAAGGCCAGCGCCCGCTTCGTGGATGCGCACAATCCGAGCCGGGTGAAGCCCAGGGAGTACCTTCTGTAGGGCGTCCCATGAAGGCGCCAAAGAATGCACAGGCCACGATCTGCCGGATGCAGGACGCCTATGGCCGCGGACCGTGGAGGCCGGGCTTCTCGACGCGCTGGGTCGAGCAACGCGACGACCTGGACAACCTGATTCCGATTGCCGTGCAGTTCGACCTGGACCGAATCATGGCCCGGAGAATTGTCGGAATGCACCTGGGTTGCGGATGCCGGACAGCGGCGGGCTTGCGCCGATGGTTCACCCGGACGGAGTACGCCGCACTGCGGGGGTACGGTTACCAGGCCGTGCGACTGCAGGTCGGCAGAATCCTTGCCGAGTCACCGATCCAGTGCGTGTTCGAACGCTCGAAGCCGCTCGCACGGGACATCGAACCGTTCGAGTTGTACGAATGAACCCGCGCATCCAGGACCTGGTGGCGGCCGTGGAGGCGGCGGGCGCCAACGTGCGCCATCTGAGCGACGGACGCTTCAGCCTGGTGGGTTTCGTGCCGGACGAGGTCCTCGCGGACATTCGCGCCAATCGCGACGCCTTCCTGGCCGCGTGGGAGGAGGAGCGCAGGAACCGCTACCTGCGCTGTCCGCCGGCCCACTTGCGGATGCGAGCCAAGCCTCCTCACTGGCGCAAGGACGTCTATCGACGCGTCGAGGCGTACGCGATGCGCCAAACGAGCGAGATCGCGCGGTGGGTGCTCCTGCGAGGCGCCGAGTACCACGAGGCACACACCGACTGGACTGAACGCGATGGCGGCGCCGCCGCACTCGCCGATCTGTTGCATTGGCAGTTCGCTGATCGCCACAAGGAACCCACCGACGTGCTAACGGCTTTTGACGAAGTGCTGATCGCATGAAGACGTGGGACGATCTCGTCGGTGCGGAGCCGGAGCATGCGCTCCTGCCGCTGCCGACCCAGCGGGAGATGGACGCCCTGGTCCTGCGGGTCGGCCCGGAGCAGGCCTTCCAGCGCTGGGACTCCCTGCGCCGGGAGCGGCGCAGCCTTATCGCGCGGGCCCAGGAGGACCCGATCCGGTGGGCGCCGCGGCCCACCCTGTGGAAGGCGGCGCGCCGCCTCACCGCCAGTCCGGGTCTGAAGCTCCTGGTGCTGCTCGGCGGGAACCGCAGTACAAAATCGTACTTCGCCGCCTACGCTCTCATGGAGACGGCGCTGGGCGTTGATTCCCGGGAGGTGGCGGCAAACGAGGGAATCACCTTCCTCGTGACCAGTGAAACGGAGGACAGCTCGAAGGACACCGCCCAGAAGATCATCTGGACGTTGATGCCGGCAGCGCTGCGCAAGTTCAACGGCCGGCGCGATCACACGGCGTTCATCCACTACTCGGTCAAGAACGGGTTCACCGACAACGTCCTGGTGCTGCCGTCCGGAGTTAAGATCCAGTTTGGAACCTACAACCAGGATCCCGACGCCTGGGAGGGACGCGAGCTGGGGCTCAAGCATCGCCGGGCCATCGCCTGGTGGGGCGATGAGAACATGCCCTTACCCTGGTTCCTGATGTTCCAACGCCGGGGCAAGTATCGGCCCGGTTGGGGAATCTGGAGCTTCACGCCCATTCACGGGATCACGAACACAATCAAGGAGGCCGTGGGCGGCGGCCGTGTCCAGGTGAGCCGTTGTGCTCGCCTCCTTCCCGGGGAGCAGATCCTGGTGCCTGGTCTCAAGCCAGGGCAGGTGCCCTTCATCCAGGACGGCACGGACGACGCCACGAAAGTGTGTTACTTCCACGCCGACCTGACGCCCTTCCGCTCAGGCGGACGAAAGTACTCCGAGCTCGTGGCGGAGCAGGTGGCTGGCAAGACCAAGGCCTACGTCCTGGCTGTGTACTACGGGTTCACCCTCGACATCACCGGGAGGGCCTGGCCGAAGTACTCGCGGGGAACCCACATGGTGCCACCGCCGGCGCTGCCGGCCCACGGAACGAACTTCCTGTTCATCGACCCCGCCGGCGGTCGTTCGTGGTTCATGGTCTGGGTGAGAGTGGCACCCGGCTCGCCGCGGAAGCTCTGGATCTATCGGGACTGGCCCGACAAGCGGCGCCACGGGGAGTGGGCGGTGCCGACCGTAAGGCAGCTTGGGAGCGATGCACGCCGCGGCCGCGATGGCGATACGGGCCCGGCGCAGCGCAACCCGGGCTGGGGAATCGGTCGCTACAAGCAGGAGATCCTGCGCGAGGAAACGATTCCGTGGTCGCTGGGTCCGGACGGTCGGTGGACGGATCCCGATCCTTACCGGCGCGCCCGGCTCGACGCCACCATGCGCGCCGGCGGTCAGCGGCCGGTCCAATCGGAAGTCCTGGCCAGCGGAGTGGAGAACCTCACCTGGTCGGCCGAGCAGGTGGCCATGGTGAGGGACAAGGTCAAGGAACCCGTCCGCGAGGAGGTGTGCCTGCGCTTCCTGGATCCGCGGGCGGCGGGCCAGCCCCAGGCAGCCGACAAGGGCGGCGTGACACTGCTCTCGCTCTTCGAGGAGGAGCAGCGCATCGCGGACGGGAGCCTGCAGGGCCCGAGCATGCCGCTACTGCCGGCCTACTCCGGGAGGGACGTCGAGGAAGGGATCCGGGCGGTCAGCGATCTCCTCGACTTTGACGAGGAGCAGGCGGTCGTGCCGGCCATCAATGAGCCGAGGCTCAGGATTTCGGAGGCGTGCGAGCAGCTCGACTGGGTTCTCACTCATTACACGGGCGAGGGATCCGAATCCGACGGCGGCAAGGATCCAGCCGACGTGCTGCGCTACATCGCCATGACCGAGGATGTGCAGCACGTGGAGGCCGGGGCTGGCCGCATACGAAGAGGCTATGTCTACTGAAACCGTCCCGATGAACGAGGAGGAGTTCCGGCGCCTCCCTGAGCTGGTGACGCGCAAGGTGTTCTGCACCGCGACCGGTCTGCCGGCGCGCACGGTCAATCGCCTGGTGGCACAGGGCCGGATCCGCGTGTGGCGATACTCCACCAACGGTTACACCCGGCACCTGAAGGCCGAGATTGCGCGCCTGATGGGCTGGGAGTATGAACCGGCCAGATTTCCGCCGAGGACGCCGCCAGCGCCTGCGCCAGGGACAGCCCGCTTGAGCCGCGCATGAATGCCCCAACCTCGCCGGAGCTCTCTCCGCTCAAACCCTGCGTCGGTGAACTCATCGCGGAGTTCCAGCTGTGCGGGCCCACTTCCGGGTCCTGGAACCGGGCGGCAGACAACGAGCGCGTTCGCTACGCCGTCTGGGAGAACCAGTCGAGCGACGGGCGCAAGCATTCGAGTGGGAGCTTCGAGGCGCAGCCCTGGGAGGGTGCCAGCGACCTCCGGGTCTTCCTGGCCGACGACATCGTCAGCGAGGACGTGGCCGTGCTCACGGGTGCCTTCTGGCGGTCGCTGATTCGAACCCAGGGCGTGCAGCCCGATGACGCCGGCGAGGCCGCGGTCACCACACGCCTGCTGGATTGGCTGGTGCACGGCCGGCTTGCGCCCGTGTTGCAACGCGAAGTCGAACTCTCGGCGCAGTACGTCCGCACCTACGGCTGGGTGGCGGTTCATGTGACCTGGCGGCGCGAGCTCGGGCTGCGCAACGTCGTCCTCCGGCTGGACGAGATCGGCAAATTCGCGCCTCCGGAGTTTGCCTTGGCGATCATGGACCCCGAGCGCGAGCTCGAGGCGGTCGATCTCCTCGATGCCGCCTACCGGACCTGGATTGGCGGGCAGGCGGGTTATGCCGGGATCGACGATCCGCCCACCATCTCACGCGCCCGCCTGGAGAAAGCGCTCAAGGAATTGCGGGAGCAGGGCACGACGCAATTGCAGGTGCCGTACGTGGCTTGCAGCGAGCCTTCGATCGAGGCACTGCAGCCGTGGCAGGAGGTGTTCATTCCGGACGAGATCGGCGATGCGCAGCGTGGCCGCGTCTACGTGCGGCAGTGGTTCCGGGAGGAGGAAGCCCGAGCCCGGGTACTGAGCGATGGATGGAATCCTGACTGGGTGGAGGAGGCGGTGCGCACGCGTGGTCAGCAGACCATCTGGAGTACCATCGATGGCCCCAACCGCCGCGACGCCGCGACCAACCTGCCGACGGCCGACAGTCCCTGGATCGAGGTGGTGACCTGCTACTCGCGTCGCATCGACCAGGAGGGTGTGCCGGGCATCTACGTCACCGTCTTCTCGCCCTACGTGACCAGCAAACCGGGCTCGCCCAACACCGACCTGGTGGCGAGTCACGGCCTGTGTGACTACCAGCACGGCAAGGTGCCAATGGTGATCGGTGTGCGCGAATGGATCACCCGTTCGATCACCGCATCGCGCGGGGTCCCGGAACTGGCGGCGCCGTTGCAGCGGCTCTCAAAGGTGATGCAGGACAGCCTCATCGACCGGACCAGTCTCACCACGCTGCCGCCCCGGATCGTGCCCTCGAGGCTGATGGACGAGGACCAGGAGTTCGGGCCAGCGGCCACCATCCCGATCCTGAGAGGGGAGGAGCCCCGGTTCATGCAGGTGCCGACCCATGATGGCGTGGCCGAGGCGATCTTGCGCCTCTCGTACGAGCGGGTGGACCAGTTCTTCGGGCGGCTGAGCGCCAGTGTCCCGCCGGCGCGCGTCCAGGCCCGCCAGCAGCACATGGTCAACGGATTCCTGGGCATCTGGAGCGAGGTCTTCAAGCAGGTCCTCGCCCTGGTGTTCCAGTACATGCCGGCCGACGAGTTCAAGCGCGTGACAGGTTTCGACAAGCCGTCAATGGGGCCCAATGAAATCGCCGGCAGCTACGACCTGATCCTCAGCGTCGACGTGCGCGAGCTCGACATGGACTTCGCGGTGAAACAACTCCAGGCGGTCAGCCAGTTCGTCCTGCCCGAGGACGCCGCCGGCGTGGTGGACCGTTCGAAACTGGTTCGGGCGAAGCTCTGGGCCATCAACCCGATGCTCGCCCGCGACCTCGTCACCGACCAGGACGGTGCCCGCCAGAAGCTCTTCCGCGAAGTCTCGGCCGAGGTCGCAAGCATGTTCCTGGGCAATCCGCCGAACCTCGTGGAGAACGATCCCACCGCCCCGATGCAGCTCCAGTTCGCCGCCCAGATCGTCCAGGCCAACCCGAACTACCAGGAGGCACTCCGGGCGGGCGGCCGCTTCGCGGAGATGCTCCAGGTCTGGGGCAAGAATCGGATGCACTCGAAGGTGCAACAGGACAACAAGCAGGTCGGACGCCTGGGCGTCGAGCCGGTGGCAACGCCGGCGGCCTGACACGCCATGGCATTGCCACCTGAAATCCAGAAGCCACTCGAGGGCTGGCAGGGGACCGAGGCGTCGGGCGCCCTGCGCGCCCTCATCTGGGCCCGGCGCCGGGACTGGCTCGGCGCCGTGCTCGGTTCTCCCAGCGCCATCGACGAGCGCACGCGCGAGTACTCGTGCGGCGCCGTGGCCGCCCTCGAGGAGCTCTATGGGGACCTTTCCAGGGTCCTCCAATGGCGTCCGGACCCCCCCCACAAGGCGCCCGAAACAAATGATTTGAATTCCTGAATGCGACTAAATTGGGCCAATTGGGCCAATTGGGCCAAATTGGCGATTTCGCTGTAGACGCGGATCCGAAATTTTGAGACACGCTCGCTCGATTGAGGCACAGGTCTGGCGGCCTGCCTCGGCAAATCTTGAGGGGACCGGTGAAAGGCTGGCTTCCCTCAAGCTTTAGCAACTCCGCCTGATCGGAAGGAGCTTGGCATCCTATGGCCATGGAAACAGGCCGAACCACCGGGGCGGCAAATTCACCGGTGAACGACGCCGGCGCAGGCACGGGGAATGACGACGATTCCCTGATGAGCGCGCTGGATGGTGACATTGAGTCGACTGGCCCAGTGTCCGGAAGCGCGGCGGCGGATGCCGCCGGGAACGCGACCGGCAGAGATGATCTTTCCCAACCATCCGAATCGACGAACGAACAGGGTTCCGATCCGGCCGTTTCCGAGGCCCCAGACGCCCCGGAGAAAGCCCAGAAACCCCAGAAACGCGACAAGGTCCAGGAACGCATCAACGAGCTGACTGCCCGGCGCCGGGAGGCCGAGGACGAACGGGATCGCTTGCGCGAGGAATTGAGGAAACTCAAAGGAGGCAAGGATTCACCGGAGACGGCTGAACCTCGCAAGAGCTGGGATCCCATCGAGGAGGACCCGGATCTGGCGACCATTCGCAAGAAGGCTGTTTCGGCCAGGACTGAGGCCGAGACGGCCCGGACCTTGCGGCGCCAGATGCGGGGCAACGCCGAGCATGTGCTCGGAGTCCTGCGCTCGCGCGGTGTCAATGTCGCCAACGAGGACGAGGCAGCGGAATGGCTCGAGGACTATGAGGCGGACCGCCGCGAGGAGCACGCCTCCGTGCGGGCCGACATGGCTACCAAGAAGGCGCAGATCGAGG